TCATGCTCTGGCTGAAGCTTATGACAAGAAGATCTTCCGTGTGATCGCTAAGGCTGCACGTCAAGCTCATCCTATCTCTGCCGCTCCTGGTCCTGAGCCCGGTGGTAGCCAGATCCAACTGGGTTCTGGTAATGAGTACAATGCACAAGCACTGGTGGATGCCTTCTTTGAAGCTGCCTCCATCATGGACGAAAAGAACGTGCCCAAGCAAGGTCGTAATGCCGTCCTGAATCCTCGTCAGTACTACGCTCTGATCTCTCAGGTTGACACCAACATTCTGAACCGTGACTACGGTAACAATGCTGGTAGTGTTCAGTCTGGTGAAGGTCTCTATGAGATTGCTGGTATCAAGATCTGGCGTTCCAACAACCTGCCTTTCCTGGCTGGTAATGTGTCCGCTGTTCCTGGTGAGAACAATGATTACTCTGGTGACTTCTCTAACCACGCTGGTCTTATCTATGGTAAGGAAGCTGCTGGTGTTGTGGAAGCTATCGGTCCTCAGATTCAGACCACTGGCTCTGACGTGAAGACCATGTATCAAGGCGACATCATCGTTGGTCGCATGGCTATGGGTGCTGATTGGGTGAACCCTGCTGCTGCTATTGAGCTGCTGGCTGGTTGATAACGGAGGTACTATTATGTCCTACGTTCCTGGTTCTAGTGTGATTGTTCAGAATACCGGCATTGGTTCGGTTAGTTCTGAAACTCTCAACCCTCTTTCTCCGCTTGAGTATGGTCGGCAAGTTGATGCTGCAAGTAACATCAAGACCGACGATGCTGATGGTAAACTCCCTTATGCTTCCTAATTGAATTATGTCTATTATTACTAACGGTAATATCGGTCCTGTTTATCAGCCCGATTACTTTGAAGCACGTCAGGTCTTGGCTGCCGATAGTGCTCTGACTACCACTGCAACTGCAGCTTCTGATTTTGCTTTTAATGTTCTTAAGAACGAGCGTGTGGTCTTCCGTTTCACGTTGTTCTATGATCAGGATAATGCAGGTGATGATCTGCAGTACACCATTAAGTCTACTGATTCTGCTGGTAGCACTGTTACTCCTGCCTTCTACTCCGAGCATCTGAATGCTATTGTTCCTGGTGCTACTGCTTTCTTGGCAGTGACTACGACTCCTAACACTGAGGACACTCTGACTACCGCTGGCACTGGTCAAGGTATGGCTGTGATCCAAGGTGTTATCCTTGGTAACGCTACTACTGATTCTACTGTTAATCTGCTTCTGGCTAAGGAAGCTGATACTGCTGGTGCAACTACTGTCCAAGAAGGTTCTTTCCTTGAACTGCGGAGGTTCTGATAATGGCTAACTCTACGTCTGCTGCTGGTAACAACGGTGTAGCAGGTAGCTACAATGCTGCTGTTGCACGTACCGTCTCTGGTACCTATGCAGGTAGCAACCTGTCCGTGAGTGGCACTCATGCTGTTCGTCGTTCGGTTGTGCAAACTGCTGCTGGTGTTGGTTCTGAAGTTTATTCTGAAACTCAGAATCATCGCTTTGCTTATCCGGTTGTCGAAGCTGATGCTCCTGCCATCACTCGCACCTGATTAATTTTCTTTGGGGAGGGCTTCTCGGCTCTCCTTTTTTTTTATCCATATTTCCTTCGCTAATATGACTACTACTAGCGCTCTTCTAGAGCTACAAGCTGTTAATGAAATTCTGGCGTCAGTAGGTCAGGCGCCTGTCACTACGATTGAAACTCAAACTCTTACCTTTGAAGATGGTACAGAGGTTACTGAAGTTTCCAACCCGGACGTTGCGATTGTACTGAACACCTTGAACCAAACTTCAAGAGAAGTGCAGGCAGAAGGATGGACTTTTAATATTGATTATAATGTAAAGGTAACACCAGTTAATGGTGAGATCCTCATTCCTGATAACTACCTACAGATTGATGTAAATGAAAGTGATAGCTCTCTTTACAGTACCAATCGAGATATTGATGTAGTCAGACGTGAAGGTAAATTGTATGATCGTGTAAATCAAACATTCACCTTTACTGATCCAATCTACTGTGACATCAAGAAACTGTATAATTGGGAAGACCTTCCTATTCCTATTCGTGATTATATTGTAGCTCGTAGTGCTACCATCTTTAGTCAACGTACTATTGGTGATAGTACTCAATACCAAATGCTACAACAACGTGAAGCTTACACCCGAGCAATGGCACTTGAATATGAGTGCAATCAAGGTGACTTTACTTACTTTGGTTCACCACAAGGTAAGAACTATTATGTCAGCTACAAACCGTATCGTGCATTGTATCGCTAATGGCAAGTATTACACAAACAGTAGAGAGCTTTCTTGGTGGTGTATCTAAGCAAGCTGATGATAAGAAACTACCAGGACAGGTAACTGATTGTATCAATGGTTATATTGATCCAACGTTTGGTCTTACTAAGCGTCCTGGTACTAAGTTTATTAAAGAACTGACTGGTGTGGGTTCTACTGAATTGGATGGTGGTCGTTGGTTCTATATCAATAGGGATGAAGATGAACAATACCTTGGATGTATAACACCAACAGGTATTCGTATTTGGAATACTAGTGATGGTACTGAAGCAACGGTTACTACTGAATCTATTACAGCATATAATCCTATTGATTATCTAACACTAGCTGCAGGTCTAGCGAGGAATCATATTCAAGTCCTTACTGTTCAGGACTCTACCTTTATTGTTAATAAATCAAAGGTAGTTGGAACCCTTGATGAAGCTGGTGAATTGGTGCAGTTCCCATCTGCAGCACCACAAAGCTTTGGTCCAGATTTTAGAAACTTTGGTTATACTGCCAATACTGCAGCTACTATTCGATTGAAGAGTGTTGAGTTTGGAGCAGAGTATAAAATTACTATTGACGGTACTCCACTAACTACTGTTACAACTAGGAATGGTGAAGATCCAGCTTGGGACTACACAACCAACAACGCTATTCTTAGCATATCTGAAGTTATTGACTCTCTTTTTACTATTGTAGATGCAGCTAAACCTGCTGGCTCTACTGTTATTAAGCTGAGGGATACCATTGAAATTACTGGTGCTACAGCTGCCTTTACTATTACAGGTAGTGGTGGTATTAACGGTGATGAACTAGAAGTATTCCAAGAATCAGTAAACAACATCTCTGATCTGCCGTCTCAAAGTGTTCATGGGCGACGTGTTACTATTGAGAATACAGCATCTAATTCAGACACTTACTACGTCAAGTTTACAGCTGAAGATGGTGTATCTGGTAAAGGTTATTGGGAAGAGTTTGTTAAACCAAACATTCCTATCCACCTTGACCCACGTACAATGCCGCATGAGCTGCTTAACACAGGTCTAAATGCCTTTACTTTCCGACCAATCGAAATTGATAACCTACAACCAACAAGGAGTGGTTGGGAACAACGATTGGTTGGTGATGAAGATTCTAACAGTCTTCCTAGCTTTGTAGCTAATACAATTAATCAAATTTTTTTCTACAACAATAGACTTGGTTTCCTTAGTGGTGATAACGTTATCCTGAGTAAAGCAGGAGAGTTCTTTAATTTCTTCTTTAGCTCGGCATTGACTGTAACTGCTGCTGATCCAATTGACCTTAGCTGTTCATCTCTACGTCCTGCAGTTCTTAACTTTGTATTACCTGTACCACAAGGTTTGGTTCTTTTTACTGATAACCAACAATTCGTCTTGTTCTCAGATACTGGTGTGATTACACCTGACACAACAGCAATCAAATCCATCAGTAATTATGAGTGTGATCGATTGATTGATCCTGTTGATGTTGGTACTAACATTGTCTTCATGAGTAAGACTCCTGGTTATTCTAGGACTTATGCGTTGAAGACACGAGGCTTTGATGAGAACCCTGATGTGCTGGATGTAGGTAAGGTTGTGTCGGAGTATGTTCCTGACACTATTGATAACCTACAAGCTTCACCTCAGAACTCGTTCGTCTTTATGAGTAGTGCAAGTGATCCATTTGTCTACTTCTATAGGACATATGGTGATGCAGAGCAGGTATATATTCAAGCTTGGTTCCGATGGAAGCTAGCCGGTAATGTGCAGTACTGTCTTGTTGATAGGGATGACTTCATTGCTGTAACCAAACAGGAAGGTAAGTACACTATTATTCGTGCTAATTTAACACAAGCTCCTGAGGATAGGATCCTTACTACTGCAGAAGGTCAGGTTGTACAAACATGTCTAGATATGTATTCAAACCCATCTTCTGTAACGTATGATGCTAATACAGACATCAGTACTTTAACATTACCTTATACTGATATTACTGATAGGACACCTGTTGCTTTGGTTGGTGATGGTCTAGTTCAAGAGTCTGGTTATGTATTGACTGCAACACGTGGTACTGGTAATACCTTAGAAGTAGTTGGTGAGGATCTAACTTCTATTGCTAGTCAAATTTATGTTGGCTATAGCTATGATATGGAAGTTGAGCTACCTAGATTCTACTACAGAAAGAGTGAGAACAGTGTTGACTATACTGCATCACTGACTGTTGCTAGGGTCAAGGTATCCGTCAAACAATCCAGTAGTATTGAATTTAAACTTCTTACTAATGGTCGTACTGATTGGCGTAACATCCAAAGTGTTCAGATTGCTGATCAATACCTTGCTAACAATGTTCCACTTCAAGATTTGACTATTTATACAGTTCCACTTCATCAACGTAACGACAATTTTATTTTGAAACTATTCAGTGATTCACCATTCCCGTTGTCCATTACTTCAATGACTTGGGAAGGTAGGTATTCTCCACGTTATTATTCGAGGCAGTAAGGTATGGATCCTATTTCTGGAGGGATTAGCCTAGCATTTGGTCTAGGAAGCTCCATCCTCGGCATGTCTGCCGAATCAAGACGAGCTTCAGAAGAAGCTAAACTTGCCGAAGAAATATATCAATTTCAAAAGCAGGAAGCTAGGCGACAAAACAAATACAACAAAAAGACTTGGCGAACTGACAAGCGTAATCGCCGAAAGGAATACGATTACCAAGATGCCACGAATCAACTTAACTATCAATACAATGTAAAGATTCGTGAGTATGAACAGAACCTTGCTGAACGTCAATACCAGCAATCTGAGAAGAACTACAAGAAACAGCTAGCTTTCAATAATCTTGCTGCTGCTAGGGCTTACGAGTCTGAGAATCGCAGGATGCAAGAGATTGAGATTGGTGATGCATTTGCTAAACAAGATGCATTGGTCTCTGAGCTAGAAGCTGTTGGTGCAGTTCAAGCTCGTGGTCAAGCTGGTAGGACTGCTGGTAAGGCTATGCAAGCTGAATTGGCAGGCATTGGTCGTAACCTAGCAATCATGGAAGAAAGCATGAAGAGTGCTTACAAACAATACAATCAGAATCTGCAGAGTATTTCACTTCAGAAGTATGGTGCAGATATGAATGCAGAAGCTGCACGTATGTTGAAGCCTGAGCGTCTTCCAGAAATTCCTGAACCGCTTGCAGTGCCTCGTGCTAAGACTGTCAAACCTTATAAGATTAGGGTTGGTCCTAAAGCCTTCACTCCTGGTTATAACCCAACTGCTGACATCTTTGGTTCACTTGGTGATGTTGCAGGTGGTATTAGCGGTTTAATTAAAAAGTAATTAATTAACAATGGCAGAACAAATCAGTTATCAAGGGTACGCCCAAGCTGAAGGGTTCCGTCCTATTCAAGTATCAGATGCTAACGTTGCTCGAATTGGCCAAGAAGGTCAACGTATCATACGTGGTATGGAAGAGCAGCGTAAGGCTGATATTCAGAACAGAACAGAGTACCTTCGAGGTTTAAAGTACAAGAATCAGTTAGAAGCCAGTGCTCGTGATCGTAATGAGCAACTGCGTCGTGGTAATGTTGCAGACATTCAAGAGCGAAAGTTTGATAACATTGAACGAGAGATTCAAGCTAATTACACTAATCAACAGAATCTTTACAACAGTATCTCTAGCCTAAGCACTAGTGCATTTAAACTGGCTAGTGATATTAAAGAAGAGAAGTACAAACGTGACTACTCTAAAGGTTTCTATGATGCTGTAAAAAATGGTATTGATCCAATGGCTATCATGGAAAATGATAGTCAACGTAACCAGCTTGATCAAGCTGCGGTAGCTATTAATACTAAAGCTGATCAATTGGCTGCTATGGGTGCTCCTGCCCAAGCTGTTGAGAATGTCCGTAAAATGGGCAACCCAGCATATGAAGCAGGTCGTCGTGAAGCAAGATCAATTAGTGCTGGACGTAATTGGTTGACTTGGGCACAAGGTCAACTTCAAACCAATAGCACACTTCAAGTAGTTGTCGAACGTGACAACGGAGAACGTGTCGCTATAACGCCCGTACAGGCATCTACAAGCTCCGAGAAGTACGCTGTACTAACTGCCCTTAGTGAGGAGTACCTCCAAAAGTATGAGCTGTGGGGAGAGCCTATAGTAACCATTGGTAAGGCTATTGAAGGCATCGCTCGTGGTACTGAACAAATCGTTGGTCAAGCTGCACAGGCTGAAATTAAAGCTAGTCAGCAAAAACGTGTTGATGAAGATCTAGATAACTTTGCTGATACTAAAACTCCTGAGTTTTTCTTTAAGGCTTTCAACACACTAACCAGTGCTAACGGTGGTGACCGTGGTGCTGCTAGAACTCAAATCCTAGAGCTGATGTTCAAAGCAAAGGATGATAACGGTAATCCTTTGTTCAGTGATGTAGAACGTCAGAAAATTCTTGATCAAACATTCCCGGGTCAAGATAA